TGTGCGCAGAGCACTCCCTAGAAAGCGCGACGGGGTTTTACGTGCCCGCCTCACGTGCTATCAGTACAGACCACGGGGAAGCGCAACGTCCCCGCTACCGGACTTACTGGGACAGGTGTCCGGACCCAACCTGCGGTAAATCCCGACTCGCCACCAGAGCCGCCGGCCAACAATCACAGGCACCACACAACCCCCGTGGAGCATTGGACTAAAGGTGCAGGGTCGCCGTCACCTAGTCGCCCCCTCCAGGGGGGCCGCCGCCGCGTAAACCGCGGGGCAGCCGCCTGATCATGCCGCCAACGCCCACTCTGGAACATTCGCCTGGGAAGTACCTTACCAACGCGAGCGAAGCAATTGTTGTCGGTGCTCTGCCAGGTCTGACCTGGTTAAAATGTGGTCAAACCTTAGCCAACGGTCGTTGAACTTCATGTCCTTGAAGCTACCCTCCAATTGAATCTGTTCTTCGACCGGAACACCGAATGCGCGTTCGAACGACACACGCGCCTCAACAGTCACCTCCCTAGCGTCCGCCAAGGTGGCGAACCACGCACCAGTTGCGAAAGCCTCCGTGTGTGGAAACTCCCGGACCTTTTTGCGATAAGGTCCCAAGGCTTCTAGCGCGCAGGTGAAGAACGCTTGGAGAACAGGCACACCAATGGCACAGGACAGCTCACACATGGACACTCCTACCATCCAGTTCTTGGCAAACACAGGTTCCCGCAAGTAAATGTGGCTGGAAAAGGAACCTGATAAAACCCGATGGTATTCGCGCACCATGGTGAGTCCACGCCTGCCCAGGTCAATGGGTGCAGAACCTCCAAAACGTACGTCCTCCAAGACAAAAGCAGGGCGCTCAAGAATGACTTCATGGCCGGAAGATTCCAAGATGGCTTGGCTGAAACCGCCCAACACCGGCGCGGATTCAGAGCGCTCAAGAAAAACGAGAACGTTGTCACCATCGACCAATACGTCAAACTTGCTAAGCGCGAAAGAGCGCAAGGCAGCGACGACCTCAACTAGGAAAACCAAAGAATTCCCCATCCCCGTGTTGAAGTCGCCACTAGCACGTGCACCATCGCGCCTAAACTTGGCGCCACAATTGAGGGTCCCTCGCAGTTCCAGCTGCTTGGAGAGCAGAAACCGAAGTCTAGAGTCGCCCGGGAAGGCAGCCTTATACACTCGGTGCTCCTCCTTGAGCGAAGCCGGTCCCACGTGGGCCTCAAATGCTTTACCGTCCGCCTCAAAGCAGACGCACTCATCAAATCCTTGAAATTTACGGCGGATAAGATTCGCACGCTGCCTTGGGTTCAAACCTTTCGCAACGAGTCTCGAGACGCCACAACCTAGAACAGAGCCCACGAGCCGGCCCCAAAGCCAATGCTCGTAGTGTTTCAACCGGGAAGCCACCTCCAAGTTATACCTTGGCGAACGTGGGTAAATGAGCCTGGGCTTCATGGCCTTGCCTGGCTCCCGGTTTTTCTCTGTCTTGAGGAACGCCCTGATGGTCCAGTCCTGATAAGAGGACAGGCCATCTTCCTCAAGGGACCTTGCGGCCTCTAGGTATCGCCTACGTAGAGCTCCGGAGTAGCTCTCGGCAGTGTCTCTCCAGGAACGAGCACCGTCTCTGTAACGACGAGAGAAATCGCGAATTTCCCTCCAGACTCCGGCTGCGCGAGTCGATACAGGACCAAAAACTTGGTCAGGCACAGTTCCCATTGACCGCAATGCCAATGCAGTCACCTCGTTGTGAGGGCACGGTCTGTTACACACAGGCACAAACCCGTTTGGCACCGGGGCTGTGTAAGCAGTCCGCATTTCCCTACGACTCTCGGAACAAGAAGCCCAGTCAACTTTCCTGGTGTCTAGGACACCGGTCTTCACAGGGGGGGGAGGCCCCCAGCAAAGACCCGGAACGACGACCGGGCGGTCCTAAAGAGAAGGGGGCTCCTCTACCGGAACGTCCAGACGCTCACGGGCCAGTCGCTCCGGAGCGGTCTCGGAGAAAGAGGCGGCCACCGTGTCCGGCAGCACAAACGCAGAAGCCAACTCTGCGATGCCTTTTTCCCGAAGCCACTCCCTGGCACGTGACCGTAGTCCTGCCAGGAGCTCCTGGGTGCGTGGGCGAAAGCACGCGTAGAGGCTCAGGTGAGCGAGGAGCGTGGGGCAGATCACAACCCTGCCCTTAGCGGTCTCCACAACCAGAAAAGGCTCCGCGGGGGAGTTCTTGTCAAGATCTGGTTCACCTGAGTATGGCAACACTCCGCCACCAAGGAGTTTCGCGTCGTGGTCAAGCAGACCCAGCAGAGCGTTGACGCTGAGGGGTCGCTCGCTAGAAGGGAGGTCTGGCACCCACCGCCTTCTAACGAGGTCACCGACAATGCCGGGACGTCCGCCGAGGTATGCCTGAAGTCTGTTTGTCCAAACAGACCTGCCACGAAGCCGGGAAGGCGTTAGCCCGCCCGCCGTCACGCTGGCATGCGTGACATTGGCCTCTTGCGCATATTCCATGCCGAGAACATACGCCAAACGCTCGCCTCGGTCTGTGCCGAGCGGGCTGGTGTCATCCGCCGCGAGGACTGGCGGAGGGGCCAAACTACCTCTCAAAACCCAAGCAGCCGCAAGCTCTAGGAACCAACCCAGAGTCAAGCGCCTGAAGAGTCCGATCCACAAGAGCCAGAGGATACCAGAAAGTACCCTCCCTGCCCACCAAAGGAAAATCACCCATTGAGCCACCGTATAAGGTAGCCACAACAGGTAAAATGCCCAAGGCGAGAACTCAAACCACGTCACGCCATTCAAGGCGACGCCGGCGGCAGAGCCAAGGACCGCACGCAAAACCGCCGCAGGAACCCACCAAAGCAGGTAACGCAGCTGCGCGTCGAGAAGCAGAAAGAACGACACAACCAGACTGCCCAAATCCGGCTGCTGAACAGGCACGTAAACATCAAGAGCCATATCCCAAGTCTGTGCGAACATCGTGAATGGCCAAGAAAGTGCATGTTGAACAAAGTCCTTTAGGTGGGACCAAACCCCAGATCACTATGCTTCAGTTGGTGTATGTACTGGTTTGACCAACCGTGCTTTAACCACAAGCACGAAAGGGGCGGAGACACCAGACCGCTCACTGCTGGACGATTTCCCAAGAAATGACCCGTAGAACACCCGAAGGTGGCACCTAAACGCCCACATGGCCAGGGAAGTTGCTCACAGACGTACACCCACCCTGCACGGATGCACGAAAAGGTCTTATCGACAACCAACGCGCGAAAATGCGGCACCTTTGTCGTTGTGTCATTCACTCAATACCCCCAGTCGGTCGTCACTCCAGTCGGGGTGTTCCACAACGCTACGCGTGCCACCAGGTCCCGCAAACCGCCGCCCGCCGCGGCTCCCTAGTCGAATGCGGTTAACCCGGGTCTGCGTCCTAACAAGTCCCATGACAACACTGGGCCGGACAGGAAACCGTAGGACTAGCTGCAAT